TCGTTGTCACCTTTACCGATGACGGTATAATACCAGTCATTACGGCGCGGCGGTTGCAACACATACAGTGCGAGTATCATATAATTCTCAATCACCTTACGATCGGCGTTGGACAACCGCGGTTTCTTCACTACGTCTTCTGCCTTGTCTTTGAGTTTATCAAACACAGCTTTGACTTCGTCCCACGATAACCAGTTCTCCTTCTGCGTTTCGCTCTTCTCGCTCGTAGGCTTCTCCGCAAATATGCTACGTTCCTTGGCAAACAGAACACGGTAATAATTGTTAAGTGCCTCATACGCCTTGCCTTTCTGTCGGTTAAGAATTGCTACGATGCTCGCTACATAACTTTTGCGGGTATTGTCATTTGCGATTCCTTCCAGCTTTGATTTAATTGTGGGCTTCGCCTTTAAGAATGCTAAACTATCGAACGGCCTGTTGTCATTCAATATACGTAACTTGATTAAATACATCTCTATCGTTTTCTGCGATAGCTTCTCGGTGGTTAGCGTTTGCTTCAATCCGTCCATAAACTTGGTATCCATTCTATATACTTGTATTAGATAATTATATAGCTGTTTTATCTCTAAATCCTCTCTACCTCATTATTTGATTGGATTCTGTTGCTTATAGTCCTCATACGCTGCTTTTCCTTCCGGTGTCCTTAAATCAAAAGATGGTATCTCTGCTGCATCAGGTAATGTATCACGCCTTCCTTCCTTCTTGCCGCCCATTGCTTTTGGCACTATTCTCAATGTTGCACCTGCTATCTCGGCCGGCACCTTGTTTCCTGCTTCTTGATGTGCCTGCTCTGCTACTCCTGCTGCTGCGGCGGCAACCTCCGCTTGCTTTGGTGCTGCTCCTGCCTGTCTATTTAAATTGCTTGTAGTTTTTAGCATTTCTTTTGCTGCTGCATCTGCCTGTTCAGCAGTGAGTGCGTTACGCCTCGCTGCCGTATTATACACTTTTCGCACTCCCGTGGTGCCTTTGTCGCTACGTGCCTTTTTCAGTATCGCGGCCTCTTCTGCAATACCAACCTGTTCTGCCTTGATATCTTTAATATCCTGTGCCAATTTGAATTGATCGGGCGTTTGAATAACCTGTGCTGATGGTTGGGCTTGACGTGATGCGAGTAAATTTGCGATTAGGTTTTGGCTTCCACCTGCACCACCCAATGGAATGTCACGGTTCATACCGGTCTTAAACACAGGAACGAACGGTCTTGTGCCCAGTCTTCTCGGTCTCGGCCGCTTCTTCTTCTTTTTATCTTTCAATGCCATTATAATATATACCGGGAAATTAAATTATTCATCTGTGAATAATAATTGGTTAAAATTCTTGTAGAATGTATGAGTGCGGGCATTATACATCAAAAAGTTGTATGGTGCGTCATATACGAATTTAAACAATGCCTTCGTTTCTTCTTTTGTTAAACCAAATACCTCTTGGCTAAAATTCTCTGTCTCTACCATGCTTTTTGGTTTAAACAGTATTACTACATCTATCAATGAACGTAACGACTTTGCCAATGCCTTTTGGTTCAGTGCCGATATTACAATATTCAGTTTCATGTGACGGTGCTTATTGATTAACTTGCGTAGATTATACTCCGTTTGCTTGTTCTTTAATTGCTCACTAAAATCGTCGATGCACAAACAACTGTTACCTTCGTCGTCCTTCGTCTTTATGGCCTGCTCTATTATAGTGTTAAATGTATCCTGCGATAAATCGTGATATACCTTGGAATGGTTTTTGAATGCATGGTCTTCTTCACTATCAAATACTTCTTTGGGCGTAGCATACATGACATTATCAAATACTTTACGGTAGATGCGGTTCTTGCCCGTGGCTTTGAATAGGTTTGCAATGAATGTTGACTTGCCCGTGCCCATACCGCCCGACACGAATATCACGCTACACTTATTAGGAAATGGTGGCGGCACGTCTAATACGTTGTCTATGGATTGTTTTGATGGTTTGATTACTAAATCACTCTGTTCTATCTCTTCAATTTTCATTTCTGTTATATTAGTAACAGAAAATATTATACGCTTTCATCACTTGTTAATGACGATGACGATGGTGTTGTTTCACCCAACGCTGCTAACTCTAATGGTTCCAACTCTATTAACTTGTAACCCGTGAGTTGGTCGTCCATTCGCTTTTTCAGTAATATACTTGACTGCGTGAGTTTAATATACCGATTGTATGAATCATCTATGAATGTCTTTGCATCAATCGGCCGATGTTCGGGTTTTAATGCTAACCATTTGAATATGTCCGTTGCCAACTCGTAAAAGTCCTTGGACGATGATAACGTCTGTTCCATCTGTCGGTTCAGTTGCAAATATAACTCGATGCTACCTATGATACCACATATCAGTGCAATCAATGAGTTTAACACGCTGATGATTTCCTGTTTCATAAATGGCTGCAATCCAATGCTGAATATTGAGTTTAGTGCGGATAAAATGATGACAGGTAATCTGTACCACTTTAAACGGGTCTTTAATGTAATATACCGCTTCTTATGGTTGTTTGAATGGGCGGCGCTATTCAAACGAATCCGTTCTAATATGGTATCAATGTCTTGCATTTATACTATACATATATTTTTATTGTTTTACCTTTGCCCGACGTTCTCGTCTTAATATGATTTTATATTAACACAACTCATTTGGACATGGTCACACTTCCGTCCGCCATGTTATACGACAACACAATATCGTATAGTGCAAACGTATCAACCACGCACGCGACGGAAGAAGCGTACTGTGTAAGGTTGAGATACACGTTGCTGGAATTTAGGTCGCGTCCACTGATGAGTGCCTGCCCAGCGGCGGCATCATTCTCAAAATTGGTAGCCAAAAAGAACGAACCAGTTCCAGCAGTTCCAGTCGCCTCGGTGAATTGAGTAGCGTTGAACACAACATCAAAAGCATTCATATTGGACGCAGCAAATACCTTCATAATCTCGCTCATAACTTCACCAGGGTAGATGAAAGATGCTGACGTGGCTACACGGATTGGGACTCCGGGCAGATTGGTACCATCCACGACATACTGGTAGGAACTGATTTGAGGAAACACACGATCACCGGGCACGTTTTCAACATCTGGCGTGGCGAGATTCGCACTCAAACGGAAAGTATTAATTAGCGCCTTAACAGACGAATAACGCGCGGGAATGAGAATAGAGTTGGCAGAAGAAGATGCGGCGATAGTTGCTTGGTAGTTATTCACACCAACGCAATGCTGTTTCAATACTCCACCTGCCTGATTTAGCAGTGCGGAATAGGTGCCAGCATCTAAATCCATGACTTCGAGTTGCAATGCAATATTGGAAAGTTTGTAGACGGTGGAACCAGCAGTGTAAGAAGTGCTGTTAGCAAACAACATACCAACAGCAGTGGTAGCCATCGTCATACGTAGCCTGATACCATCTACGAGTGGGCAAAAATTCTGTGCACCTGTGCCGAGCACAGCAGAGTGAAGAGGAATAGCACAACGAACAACGGGACCATCTAGAGTGCTGGCACCGTTCAACTTAATACCTGCTTTGAGTGTGGAAGTAGCACCATTGAGAATGGTACCCATTGTGAGAGACCGACCCAAAGGCTGCAGATCCTGTAAGACTGCGGCGTACGTGGCGTACTGCAAAATATTTTCGACGGATTGGTTTTGCACCACAGTTTCGAGTGCCTGAATCAAACTGCTACCGCTACCATTGGATAGCGACATAACTGGGTCAGTCACGAATGTAGCGTTGGCAGTAACCTCAAAAACCAACTGCGTGGCCGATGTAATTACCATGCCTCTCGGCACCGCAGGTATCGAAAAGAAAATATCGGCGTTTGAGGCAGAAGAAGTGTAGGAAGTAGCGTTATCGGGAAACACGCTGATACGACGGGACTTGGCGGGCTGAATACCTTTGTATTCACTTAAATCGAGCTCTCTTGACAACACGGGAATAATTGACATTATACATTACCAAAAGAAAAGAATGTTTAGCGTGTTGTTCCTAATTTAATCGGTTCACACGTGAAATTGCTAAAATCCACTTTACTTTGTTTTAATGCCAGCAATAGGTTTAAAAGTTCTTCTAAATCAGCTACACGCTTCTCTAACATTGCTAAACGCTCGTCGGCGGCCGGTTCCATAACTATTATAAAATACTTATAGACTTTTTTTTGCTTAATCTCTCTTTGATGGGTCATATTCAATAATCTCAAACACCACTAAAATTTCCACGGTTCCTGTTGCAAAAGACGAACTTGCGGTATGCCTATATGAAATAGTAAACGGGTTCGGTGGTATGTCATTCAACATTAGGTCACACGGTAGAATAGATGTTGATGTGCCTACATTCGTAGGTGTGGCAGCCTCTGCACCATTGGTCGATGTCGTGCCTAAAAAGTAGTCATTGCTTATAATACCTTCACCAACTACGCCTGAATATGTGCAGACGCCATCGCCTAAAAAG